ATAATGCCTCCTAGTTATCCTTAGCCGGACTGGCTGCTGTCTTATCCTTTATCTGTGGAGCCTTTCCACGCTGGGTGTTTAAATATTCTTGGTAGCCTGCCGTGATCCCGTCTGCGCTGGACGACTGTGACGCTGATCCCGCGGAAGAACTGCCAGATCCTGATCCCGTTCCTCCTGCCTGCTTTGTTGCAACCTGCATCGGTACATACTCCCAAAATTCCAGTGTTGCGGTTCCATAGCTGCTTTCCGTCTTTTTGGAACTTCCAATCTGTTTAAAATAAACCTTTGTAAGGTTATGAGCTGCCGCCTGGCTGTTTACCAGCTCCAACACCTTTGGCTCCGTCTGGCCAACCGGACGAAACAAGAATTGAATCGTTTCAAGCTGTTCCTCAAATGTTTCATCCGGTGTTGGTTCCAATGTGATTTCCACACTCATCTTTGCCAATTCATAGCCAGTCGGCTGATACCCCAGGGTCACGTTGTTATCATTCTTCACCTCGTCAATCGTTGCTGCCTGGGTGATTTCGATTTTCTTGACCTCTCCAGGAAGGACAATGCCTGATAACTGCACCATTCTATCTGTCCCATTTCCTCCTACGTTGTCACTACCGTTGCTCTGCCATTTGCTGATTCCTTCAGCTCGTCAATCAACTTAAACAGCAGTGGCAGATCCTTGATCTGTTCCAGATTGACATTCATTTCCAGTTTCTGGATGATTGTCTGTCTTTCACTGCTACTGGATGTAAAATAACTCTTTACTGTCTCTTTCAGGCTCATTTTTCCTCCATCAGGTTTCTGATTTCGTCCACTGCCTCGAAAAGCATCCGCAAGGCTCTCCGCTGATACATTATTTTCCTCCTGCACCTGTGCGAAGGCATCCTTTGTCGTAGCCGCCGGAAGATCTGCAGTCTGGTTCATACCTGTGTTAATGGTCTCGAATACCCGGCGTCCTGAAAGCGTCAGCGTTGATAACGGACCTTCTTTGGCATCAGAAAATGGTAAAAGCTTCCGTACCTTTCCAAGCGCTCCCTTCACTGCCTCATAAGGCTTACTGGCCGCCGCCTTAATGCCTTCCGTAAATGTACTCATGATCTTTTCACCGGACTTTCGGAACCACTCACCCGCCGAAGATACAAAGTTATTGATCGCCTGCAGTTTCTGATTCCACAGTTCCTTGATTCCATCCAGCTTTCCTCCAGTCAGGTTGTTGATAAAGTCAAAACCGGCTGTATAGTAGCCTTTTACTGCTTCCATACCTGCAGCAGCCAATCCGGCGATTCCACCGCCATGCTCCTCATATGCTGCCCTGATATTCTGCAGCCGTTCCTTGACCACGCTTTCCGCTGCCTGAGTGACCTGATTATACACATTTCGTACAGCTTCCATTTTCTCTTGCGCCGCGTTTTGAATACTTTCCATCCCACTCTGAAACCAGTTGTTTAAACGATCCAGTCCGCCTTTCACGCTGGACACACAACCTGCCCATTTATCCTTAACAAAAGCACTGACCGTATCCCAGTTCTTGGCAAGTAGCGCAACCGCCACACCAAGGGCGATCATGCCAACCACGATCCATGTGATCGGATTGGCTAACAGGGCTGCCGTGAAGCTCCACACGCTCCCGATCAATCCCGGAAGAGCCGTAGCTGCCGCCGTAATTCCCTGCCGTACAAAGGAGATAACCCCCGATCCCAGTATTTTTATCGCATCACCGGCATACATGCCATAAATTCTCAGCGTTTCAAGCCCACTTGCAAAGCTTCTGAAAAGGGAAATTGATCTTACTACGACCGATCCGACTGCTCCAAACACAGTTGTAAGTCCACCAGCAACTGTCAAAAATACACCAAAGTACATCAGAAGCGTTAAAATGGTTCCTGCCAGTTTCTGATGGTTCTGAATCCACTCAGAAGCCTTCGATATGGCATTAGCCCCTGTCGATATCCAGTTATTGACTGTAGGCAACAGATTGCCGCCAAGTTCTTCAGTTACATTGTGCATCTGTTGCTTTAATACCGTGAATTTCTGTGATTCTGTACTGTTAATGGCCGTGGCCATCTCTGTCGCAACTCCCGTTCCAGATCCCATTGTGTCATACAGATCCAGGATTCCATTCTGCAGTTCTCCTGTCTTGTTATACAGAAGATCAATCACAGCAACCGCCTCATCGGAACCAAAGGCTTCCTTTATCTCCTTTTTCTCCATGGCATCAATGGTATCACCATACTTTGTGTGAAGGATTCCAAGAATCTCAGGCATACTCCTAAGCTGCTTATTTGCATCCAGGAAGGAAAGCCCAAGCTTATCGCCGGCGCTGACTGCTGTATTCAGCAAAGCCTTATACTTTGTAGCTGCCTCAGATCCGGACATGGTAGCCTGCATCATTCCCAGGATAGCCAGCTGCTCCTCCAGCGGCACGTTGGCGCTGGTAGCCGTTGCTCCAAGAGTGGATATGCTCTGTGCCATCTGTGATCCGCTGGTCTTATAGTTCTTAACCGCCGTGGAAATTCCCGCACTAAATATTTCGCCAAACTCCATATCACTCAGGTCAGAGTAATAATCCTTGTAAATTCCATAACCAGTCGCAAACAGTGATGTCATCTCACCGATCGTTGATTTTGTCGCTTTCGCTGTAAGACCCGATAATTCCGTGAACTGCGCCACTCCTTCATCCGTCAAGGACGCAATACCAGACTTGATATCATAAGCTGCAGAAATAAAATCACTTTTCGATGTTCCTGCCCAGGTATCTGAAAAGCTTTTAGCTGCCGCTTCTACCGCTGCCAGATCAACAACACCTAAAGATTTCAACTCTGCCAGGGCATCCTGCGTGTCAAAGGTGGAAGCTGCAACATCAAGCAGTCCTTTGGTTATGCTGACTCCAGCTGACGTCATAGCGGTACCGGCAAGACTTGCCAGTCCAAAACTCTGCTGCATATCGTTGAGTTTCTTGGCCGTCTGATCTGTTACTGTAACCAGGGGAGATGTGAGGCGGTCAACCATGTCCAGAACCACCGATAATTTATAAATTGATTCCAGTCCCACTCGCATTTCCTCCATTGAAAAGCTAATTTAAGTATGTTATAATAATCTTAGAAATTCTTGGAAGGAGGTCTGGCGTATGTTATTTGGACTAGAAATTGCTTTAAGCATTGCCCTCATTGGCATTGCTGCTGGTATTGCCATCAGTGTATTGATCGGCGTTTCCTATGTACTGTTTTGTACGCCTTATCTCTGGTGGTTCAGCGACCACTGCCCGCCAGATAAACGGCCTCGTTCTTTAATTCGTGACTACCGTAATGCATTCCGCTATTACCGGTCACTGATTACCCGTAAACCTCCGGTTCTCCTTTAACCGGAGGTTTTTTAATTGCCAAACATCTCATTAATCGCTGCCATAACAGACCATTTCATGTCATCCTGCTGCAGTTGCCTGGCTTTTAAGGCAACTGCATACAGTTTCAGGAATTCATCCATGGTGCTGGCCATCAAATCTGGCGGAAGCATCCGCTCTGGAACATATCTGCAGATCATCAGTCTGGCCGACTCAAAAAAATCCTTATCGATCTGCTCTGACGCGGAATCTACAGCTTTTTTACTGTACTTACCTTAGCCAGTCCCAGCATAGCCATCAGCTTCTCACCGATGGATAATGGCATCGCCGGATATTTCTCAAAATCTGATTTCAATTCCTCACGCTGCTGATCGCAAACGGTTTCTTCGCAGAAGATTTTCATGGCCTTGCTTGCGGAAGCCGATACGGTCTTTACATAACGGTCATAAACCGGCGTCTTCGGCTTTTCAAAAAAATACGTTTTTTCGATCTCTGTATCATCATCCGGCTGTAAATTCATGGATACTTCGTAGTATTCTTTCCCAGATCCTTTCAGTTCTTCTCTTAATTCTGTAATTTCTTCTCTGTTCATCGTTACCTCCTAAAATGTCACACCATTTAGTTTCGGTGCTTTATACATAAATCCATCCAGGCTTACCGACAAGGACTTATCACCCTGTTTTGCGCTAAAACCATGCTTGTTCAGGATAATTCCTCTCAATACGTCCGTTGTGGTAGCCTGATCCTCATTGGCGTAAGATACTGTAATCTTTGGAATCCGCAGGGTTGACAGCCTTTTACCACGTCTCTTACAATACGCCAGAAGCACATTGTAGTCCTCACGGAGCATGGACAGTTTAATCGTATACTTCTTATTACCGGTTCCATACCCTCGTGGGGCACCGCCTTTTCCATATATCGCCTCCGCTTCCTGTTCGAAATCATAGGAAATCTCTGTGATCTGAGCCTCTTCCGCTCCCGGAAGATCTATCGTAATATCCGACCAGTCATAACACTTGCCATTAATAATCGCATCCGACATCGCTTACACCTCCTTTAAGATCTGTATGGATTGGTCATCGACAGGTCAAAATCAAACTCTCTGATATAACCGCGCGGTACAAACGTAAGTTTTACTGGCAGGTTCTCATCCTGTACAATATTAATCTCATTCATATCAGTAACTGAAAGTGTTGCCGATGTTATTTCTTCCCGGCTCTCCATATCCTCCAGTGGGATCATCAGACGTTCCAGAATATTATTGATATCTGTTTCCATATCATCACTGGCGGAAATGTTCATCTGCAGCATCGGCACCGCTGTCAGATAAATCTGACGGATCATCTTACAGAGTACCCTCACATGCTCAGCATAGCGGTAGTCACTTCCATCCTTGCAGAGCATACGGGCATTGTTCACATAACATCCAGTCACGCCATAATACTTACGAAAAGTCAAATATTTTGCATCATCCAGGTCACTGATAAAATCCTCAATGCCCTCCGGCATCAACGCCGTCATCTTTGCTTCCGAAATGCTATATGTATCTGTCTGTCCAATGGAATCCTGAACACTTGCAAGGCCATACAGACCAGCCACAATACCTGCGTTATTGATGATTCCGCTCCGGCCATCCCATCTGGTATACTGGCTGTATGCCGCGCAGACCTGGATAAAATAGTTGTCAATTCCTTTGGCTTCTGCTTTCAGTGCTGCCGCATAATCATCCAGGCTCTCATCTGCACCGATATACCTGGCTTCGCAGAGGAACCAGACAGGACGTTTATACAGTTTTAAAAACTGATTTGCCGCGCTGCCGAGAGCCGCCCACAGTGCTTTCGCAGACGGGCCTACGATGTGAATGAACTCAAAACTCAGGTCTGAATTATACAGACTCTCTACCTCCGCCAGCACCGCAGCATTGTCGATCTCTGGTGCCGTGCTGCCAAAAGCATAAACATCACCCTCTTCAAAATCTCCTGCGAATGTCACTGTCAAACCTGTATATGGGATTTCAAATGCCCCACCCAGCGGAATTGTCAGCTCATCTGAATAGGTATAACCGCCATTTACAGAATACCTGCATGCTGCTTCATTCAGCGTCCCTGATATTGTGATCTGAATGCTTACCTCATAGGCATTGTTGGCATCCCCGGAAACAGTCACCGTTCCGGTGCCTTTTCCCAGATGGCTCACCTCACCTGCTTTCCCTTTCTTTTTTGGCGTCACAGGAATACAGTACAGTTGTGGTGCGCCATTCTCAATACTATCAAGAGCGGCATCATAAAGTGGGCTCAGCCCAACCTTTTCCTTGATCTGTTCCGGCTTCATGTACGCCGTGATCAGAAGTGGTGAGTTACTCTTGACAGAAGAAACACCGATTTTCACATGGACATTTTCTCCAGTACTGCTCTGGTTCCCCAGGCTTCCATCTTCCACTTTAATCGTGACATCTCTTAAACTCATGTTCCTTTTCCTGCCTTTCTTACCCCAGCCAT